GAAAAAGCAGAATATGATAAACATCATACGTAATGGATGCAAAAATAGTTCGACCGCAAGTTGTAGAGATACAAAAACGATTTTTTGAGGCACTTGATATGCTGATTAGCTCGGGTAAGATCAGAGGGCTACAAACCTTCTGTGATGAGTACAAGCTGCATAGGCCCAAGTATTCCAACATTAAGAACCACCTATACAAGCCTAGCGATGGTACTGGGTACAAGTTCATAGATATTGATGCCCTCTCGTACCTGGTAGCCGATTACGGCATTTCATCCGACTGGCTGCTGCTCGGGAAAGATGGGATGTTCAAAACGAAAAAAGGAGGTGTTTAGCCTCCTTTTTTACTTTGCCTCACTCATACAAGCAGTTTTTTGCTTGTCAATCCTCCCGAGGCTGATTATATCCGTGGCTCCTATTCAATTCGCGACTTGACAGGCTTTGGCTGTACAACCTTAGCTTTTCGGAGCCTTCTCAATGTAGGTTCTTTTCAATTAAAATGGCATTCTTCACAGAGTGCCATTTTTAACTCTAACAAAATTATTCAGTCATTAGTAACATCCTTAACCAATAAACCATAGGGTATATATTATATGAACCAAAACTCTAGTAAAAAACCTACCTATACTGTCTCAGATTTGGTAGGTGCTAAACCTAAATACAATTACTATGAAAAACATCCTAGCTGCTGGACTTAGTAACCTAAAGAATTGCTCGTCTTTCCGAGCCGTCACCCATCTATAAGCCACTCGGTTTTAGTTCCGTTGGGTAATGGCAATTGATTCAGTCTGAATCGTTACAAATATATATATCAAACGTTCGTTTTTGCCACTCTTTTAACCGTACACTATCATAATATGTGTTAAATAGGCGCGTTTTTAACGTAATCGAGTACTTTTCGGTTGGCAATATCTAGCATCGCCCAGTCTTTTTCAATGTACACGTCGGCCATCTTCTTACCGCTATCAACATGGTTGAGGGCTAAATCAATATCATCCTTAGAAATGCTGCACCTATTTCGGGCTATGGTCGCCCACGAGTGCCTAGCGTAGTAGGTAGAGAGCGGTTCGTTAATCTTACAGGCTTTGGCTACGACCTTAAGCCCCTTGTTCACGTTGGAGGAAAAGGTATGGCTATCGCTATACCGCTGGTAGAAGTTGAACACCCGATCGCCTGTTCTATCCCTATACTTCTGCAGCAGCTCCATTGCCTCGGGTTCAACCAGTATCGAGATAAACGCCTTGTCCTGTCGTCTACCCTTCGTTTTTTTGCGGTTGTAGTTTATACGTACCATTTCGTTAGCTTCAACAATACGTTCTACATGGTATAAATCGGCTAAGTTCATGCCGACCATGTAAAAGGATAACATGAAGATATCACGCGAAAAAACAGCCCTTTCTAGCGATAATTCGCTTTCGTCCAACCTTGCTATTTTCGCTATCTGCTCCGCTGTTAGGTTTCGCTTCTCGTTGTCGGGTCGTTTCTTAAGCTTGTACTTTCTGAATGGGTAGTGTATAATACGTATCTCGTCCTTATCCTCGTCGTTGTACTCGTTCAATGCTGCATTGAATAGTACCCTCATATCGGTCATGTAGTCGAATACGCTCACATCGCTTAAGCCCTTGCTCTTTGTAGTAACCATCTTACCGAGCTGATTCTTGCGCTTAATGGTCCTAGCACCTCTTAGGAAGGTTTCAAATTGCTCTAGGAACTTGGCCGTTATTTCTGATATGGCTACCGATTGGCGACCGTTCGCGAAGTCGATTAGAGCGTTAAGCGTTCGGCTCATGTTGCTGGCCGTGGTGGTTCGCCCCTGTGATCGGAGCCTTTCGATATGCTGCCGAGCGAATGCGATAAAGTCAATGGAGGTGTCTGTTCCTGGTCTGGTTTCCTTAACGAAGTAGTCGGCTAGCTCCTTAGCTGTGTACATTTCGATTCGTTGACCGAGCTTCTTACTTTTTAAGTCCTCATACTTCGCTATTCGCTTGTTAAGGTCGTTGATAATGTATATATCCTTAAGCGCAAAGTTCTTTTTGTTGATTTGCTTGTCTGTGACGTAGTATTCCGTGCTGATATACGAGTACTTTCTTTTCCAGCAAACCCGAATGGAAACCCTATAACGGCCATCAGACCGCACCTTGTTCTTGAAAACGCATATCTTAAAAGTTGCCATTCTCGCTCTACGTTCGGTCTACAAAGTAGCGCAAAACGGTTCAATTATGCATCAATTTGCACCAACTATTTTTTATGAGGGGTAGGTACAAAAAGAAGGAGGTTCCCATTTAGTGAGAACCTCCGATGTTTTCTTTTTGTAGCGAGACCGAGAATTGAACTCGGGACCTCATGATTATGAATTATACGCTCTTTAAGAGCTAACTATCGTGCTTTGTGCTTGTTGCAGCGTTTTGATTTTGGGCTAGTACCACTATGTCTCTACAAGTGGGTCTTTACGGCATTCCCTCCGACCAAAAAAGGACGAAGGGAATTTGTCTTAAGTTGACCGCAACTTCAACTTTTTCGACACCGCAAAGTAACGCTATTTTTTTAAGGATTGCAAACCTATCACTTAAGCTCTATGTACTCCGTAAAGGTAACTTTGGTATGAGGGTTCTTGCTGACGACCTCCTGCCTTATCGCCTTTGTGCCGTACTTGATGAACCAAAACTTTTTCGGAACTCTATGGACCACCTGGACTATCGTGTCTCGTGATTCAATCTTACCCGAAAACGTGCTTCTATCTATGCATCCATCCAACGTTAGCCACTTATCCACGTACTTAATGCACTTAACGGTATCGGTTCTATCCCGAAATACCGTATCTCGAACCGTGGTTGTTATGGTGTAAGTTGTGGTCGTACCGGATTGGCTAGCCGATTGGACCTTTCGAAGCTTGATGTTTAGCGATTCAATTGTTTTCGCTAGCTCCTTATTGCCATACTCAAGCTCGCTTTTGGTTAGAACAAGCTTTTCCACGCTTGCAGCCTTCAACGAATCTTGTGTTTGATAGAAGCTTACCTGCCCTAATAGAGCATGTTGGTTATTCGCCAACCGATCTACCTCCTTCTTTTGCGAGCTGTACGCTATGCCTAGATAGGTTACAGCTACAATGAGCAAGACTATCAGCCCTGCTACTAGCTTTTTCATACGTCTTGTTGATTTTTGTTGAACTTCTCAATAACTGTTAGAATGGACGAACCGCCCACCAATGAGCCAAAAATGTAGTACAGGCTTTCGCTTGCGGTATGCCCGAAAGCCGAAAAGAATGCTAGCACTATAAGCACTAGTAATGAAACGAGCGCAATAAATCGCTTGTGCGATACCTCACTACGAGAGGACATCATCTCTTTAAGCCACCTTTTCATACTTTGCAAATGCTTTTGATAGTGAAATATCGTAAGGATCGCGCCCTATTCGTTGGGCTAGCTCCTTATACTTAGCCCCATTGTAAATAGAAGCTACCATGTGCCAATCACGAACGTTGATAGCCTTAAGCAGTCGCTTATCGGTTTCGATAAACTTCACAATTTGGTAGATTTGCCTATCTAATCCCTTTTTGGCATCATCCCACATTGCACCTACAGAAGCATATCCTAGTCTTTCCCAATGGTAGCCCATAACCTGGCCAAGACCAATAGAGGTGCTTTCCATAGCTGAATTTGGGTCAATAGCAAAAGCATCATTAAAGGCTTTCCATTCAGCTGCTTGCACATCAACCTTGTTAAGCGACCACAAGCCCGAAGGTGCGTATGGTTCACGCTTTCTAAAGTGAGCTGGCTCAAACTGAATAATTATCTTACCAGTAACAGGGTTGAACCCCTTACCGCCTGTTTCCACCTCGATAAACGCCAAAAGAGCAGCAGGGTTTATGCTACCATGCTGCTGTTTTACCAAATCTGATATTAGCTTATCCATGCATTGCCTCCTTTTTTACGCTCAGCACGTCGAGCTTAAGCTCAATAGGGCATTGCTCCCTATCGCATTGAACCCGACATCCCACCGCTCGCTTGTAGATGTTAAGGTCACGCTCAATACCAATCTTTTCGGCATCGGAAACACGAAGCGAAGTCTTGAGCGTGTCAATCTCCTTTCGCATATCGTTAACCTCCTTCCGCATCTTTTCCTTATCCTCCTGCAGCACCTCGATAGTGTTGGTTAAGGCTTCGATGTCAATAGACTTGGTTTCAGCTTGCTTCCTCCGCTTATTTTCTTTGAAGTAGAGAAGAGAAACGATAATAGCACTTGTGCCACCAAGAGCACCTATTACCGCGATTAGTGTTGTTGCTATTCCTGTCATGTGTTACCTCCTTTTCAATTTCTACGAATTGAGTTAGGGCTAGAATGATCTTGTCGTACTGTTCAGCTGTTAGGTTATCGCATAGGCCGTTTTCGATGCCCTTAATCAGCATCTTTAAGGTTTTCACAAGCTTTTTTTTGGTTAAAGCATCCATACTTCTGATAGATTAACCATGAAACAAAAAGCACGACCACAGTAGTCGCACCGATTAGGTAGGCGTAGTTGCCTACATTAACACCGTAATTAGTTAATGCTTCTAGGAGAAGTCCGAAGGACATGTTTATAATCAAAAGCCTGTGCCAAAAGCAAAATCTTAGCTTTGATGAGAGCCAGTATAGGATAGCATTGTATAGAAAGCTTTGTCCTATAATGGGGTAAACGTACTTTGCGATATCCTCACGAACGCCCACTATGTAAAGCGACATAGCAAGCAGAATGTACAGGTTTATTGCTACAGGTAGCAGCTTAACAACCTGAATTGCTAGCATATCGGTTACACGTTTTAGGCGTTTCTTAGTACTCATTGCTTGCCTCCTGTACCTCCACCAGTGCGAGGAGGCTCTTCGCCTGTTTCTTCTCCATCTGCCGTACCTTCACCCTCTGGTGCGGTTGGCAATTCTTCGTCTAGTTCTGCCATTGTTTTAAATTGATTTTGGTTAATATTTATTGTTGGCTGTATCAGAGTGATACATTTGATATCAATAATACGAGTAAACTGCCTATGTATAAACTCAATTGCATATCTTTTTTATAAGTCGTGCATATCTCTATAATGCACTAGTGTTAATCTTCGCTAATATTGCGGTGTTGCTGTTGCATTTAACATTTATACACCTGTATATTTGTATTACAGTTTACTTAAACAAAACATTTTTAAACCATTTAAGCCATGAAAAAAATTGCATTTTTGTTAGTTGTTCTAGGCATTATAACAATGTCCTGCCAAAAGGATGAGGTTAAGCCCGACTACCAACCTCACAAAACGTACATCAACGGTGTGGCAGTTGCCAACCATTCAGCTACCAAGTCACAGGTTCTACGTGATTTGAAGTACATCGTTAAGAATGCCAACGTTATTCTATCCTATAACGATAGCATTAACCCTAACAATCAGATAATCGGTTTTCTGTTTGATAACAACAGAGATACGGTTAACCTTAGATTTGTGTACGATGAGTTTGCCATACTTCAAAGCGATGGAAAGATTAATAATGCACTTCTAGCCAATAGGGATATGGTTTATGTCGTTAGAACTTATAGAGGTGAGTTTGAGCTTCCTGGTATTGACACCATAGCCTACACCCCTAATCGTATCTTAAGACGTGCCGAAACGTTGGTAAGAGCAGCTGTTAAGGCGAACGATTGGGCCACATGCTACGCGGTTATGGACACTACATTTAAATTCTACCCAATAACAGGCGAACAGTGGCGAGAATTGAAGCGAAAAGGCATAGAGTAGTATAATATACCACATAACAAAAAAGGCTGCAAAATCGCAGCCTTTTTTTATTGGTTGTTACCTGTTATCTCAAACTCAAAGCTTGCGTCCATAGCGGTAGTTCCATTCCCTAAAGAAACATCAACATAGGTGCTATTTTTGGCTGTTACCATTGCTACAACAAAGTTGCTTCCGCTTTTTGTTTTAGCACTTGCAACAGCACCTTTAGGAGCAAACCCAAAGTTATGGTAGATACGGTAAATGCCAGTTCCGACTTTTGACACCGTAGCAGATGAGCTAGTTATGCCCCATATAGAGCCAAACGAAGGAGTAGCACTTGCCAAAACATCCCCAGAAAGAAGCACACCAGGCTTATTCCAAACTCCGCTACTAGATACCTTCTCAACAGACTTGTAAACACCACCTTCCATTCCAAAGAACGAGTAGTTGGTAGCGTTTCCAATTACCCCTACGCCATTCTTTCCGAACTCTGTACGTTGAGTTGAACCATCAAAAAAGACGGTGGTAGTAGATGCACCTACGGACGAATCTAGCGAAGTAGAGACCCAATTTTGGTGAGTGTAAACTAGCTTGATCTTGTAGGTTCCTGCTGCTACTGTTACCTGCTTGTTTAAGTTTACGGTAGTTACTTCCGTATTTCCTATACACCTTGCAGTAGCAGAGCCTAGAAAAATATCCGAAACGTTATTGTTTAGGTAAACATCCACCCTCGCCATCCCTTGTGATGTACCTGGTTGTTCTGCATAGGCTTGAACAATTAGCTGACAGGTAAATGTAAGCAACGAGTTATTGTTGTTTACCACAATTTGATTAGGCAGTAGCCTTGTTACCGTACTAGTAGTGCTGTTGCTATATGAATCTGCAGCATTGCTAACGCTCGTATTCTGTGTTGAGTTGGCAATGGCACTAAGCGTAGTAATATCGTTCCTAGTCATTACTACCCTGTTAACTCCGTTGGCATCCTTAATGCAAATCGAACCATCGGTATTAATCCAGAAGTCGCCAAATTTCGCCTCACCGTTAAACCACTCGATGATAGTAGCTAGCTTGGATATTGCTTGTGCATAAGTGCCACCAGTCCAACGGCTAGGAAGAGGGTTTCCATTACCATCAACAGGAATACCGCTCATACCAGCAATACCACCCTCACCGAGCTGCACGATCTGTGTTTCTACCACACCTCCGCTTATAACCGTTCTACCCTCCGTTCTCGCTTTCGCAAAGGTAGCATCGGCTTGAGCTGCTGCTATGGCTGCTGCGGTAACTTCTGGCGCAACCGTAAAATCAGTTGCCCTATTGCCCTTTTCAAGCTGAAAATTGGTAAAGCTAAAAGCCGAATTTTGAGGCCCATAAAAGTATAGCATTACCACCCCAGATACGTTACATGTGAACGTAGTACCATTAGGTGATACTATCGGCACCTCCTGCACGTTAACATAACCAGAGTTACGTAGTGTAAGCGTTGTTGGTGTTGCTCCGCTTATCTGCTTCCAGCTTAAAGTGTACTGCTGCCCTACAATAAGCTCCATAGTCAGCTGATGCCACGGCCCTAAGTTGTAACCTCCATAAACATCCGTAGTGCCACTGTATGTGGTTGCCCCATTACTTATAAGGTTTCTACCTCCTACCTGTACAGCATCTACCTTTACCCCAGCCAACCGATCTAGCTCCTGTTGAATAGCCTTATTTGCATTAGACAGGGCAGTTTGATAGCTTTTGTACGCGGACGAATACGTAGCAAATTTGGCATCTACATCAGCCTTTTCGGCTGGCGTTGTTTGACCATCCGCAATAGCTGTGTTGATGCTATTCTGTAGGTTAGTTTTAGCATCTATTAGCGTTATCTTAGCGTTAAGCAAATCGGTTTTAGCCGAACCAGTTAGATAGCTATTAGCATACACTACGTTGTAGTCGTTAATGGCTCTGTCGTAGTCAATGTTTATCTGCTTATTGAGCGTATCAATAGCAGCAGCTTCGGCTTGGCTAACTACACCATCCTTGAATGCTCCATCAACGTAGGTATTGAGTGAACTAACTGAGCTGTTAGCTGTGTTGGCAGAGCTTTGAGCATTCAAACCAGCTTGCTTTGCATCGGCAATAGAAAGGTTGATATCTACTTGTGAAAGCCTAAAGGTACTTGCCTTGTTTCCTTCCTCAAGCATTACCATGTCTAGCCACAAAACACCAGTAGGAACTCCAAACATAACAAAGTTTCGGGCATCGCCTATGGTATAGGTAAATACAAACCTAGTCCAAGCGTCAGCCTGTAGCGTATAGTGTTTCTCGGCATTCCATCCCCAATTACTTCTAACGCTGGCTATTGTAAGATCGCATACCTGATCGGCCTTTGCGTAGCCAGATATCGTGAATGTTTCCCCAACCGTTCTATCTTGGGTAAATACCGTGACATAGTTGGAGCTACCATTAATGTTGGTACCTTTTAGACAAGCAGAACCTTCATAGTATGTTGATGTGTCACGAGCAATTGAACCAGTATTTGTATATCCGAAATTGTAAAGCCGACCACCATCCTCAAAGTTGCCATTTTCGAGAAGGTTAACACCTCCAATTTGCAGGTTATTAACAGCCGTATCGTCGGTGTATTTGGTTGCTTTTTCCCAATGAGCAATATTAAAAGCAGCTCCTGCAAGCTTTTGCGTTTTACACTTAAGCAAATCGTTAACATAGCTACCATAAGTAGCATTAGCCCATAAGTCTCCCACATCGTACGCTTCCAAATCTGTCGGCTGTGATACGAATACACGTCTTTTACCGTCTGCTGTATCTTGAGCCTTAGCTGCATCAGCAAGAGCTTTAGTTACATCGGTATCGGATATTCTAGTCCATGAGTAGGTAGTATTTACCTTTTGGAATCTATAAGAATATCCTTTTGAGGTCCAATAGAACAAATCGCCTAAATGGATATCCCTAACAGCCTCTGAAACCCAATTCGATGCAGGAACGTTGGATAGGTTAGGCTCATAGTCGAAAAACCATGAGGTAATGTTACCATCAATCTGACTTTGCAACCCTGCAATTGTGGTTGGAAGTACGCTGTTGATGTAGTTGTTTGCTTCATTAGCAGCTGCTTGCGCTGCTGCTGCTGCCGAACTTGCGCTACTAGCCGTAGATTGTGCCGAATCAGCTGCTGTTTTAGCCTCTGTTACCTTTGTTTGTACGTTTTCGCCATTCGCAAAGGTGAAGGTACCGTAGAAGGTACGAGTGTCTAAGTTTAAAACTATTTCCCCTTGCGTATTGGTGAAGGTTCCTGTTTTGATGCTGTCACCAGTAATGAGCGTATAGCCCTTAGTAGTAGTGAATATTCTAGCACCATCAATAACTGACGAAAGAATACCAACAGGGAACATGTAGTACCCTGCCACATCCTCTACACCTACCTTAGTAGCCGATAGGATGTAGGTAGCCGTAGCAGCCGACTTGCTAGCCTTAATGTATAGCGTGTATGGGCTTGTAGGCGTTAGCCCTGTTGCGTTAAATGCTGAAATAGTCCAAGTGCCATGGTTGTTAACAGGATAGTAGTTGTGAGCTACCACGCTCTCGCTAACGGTGAATGCATTGGCATCACCGTTAACGTTGCCTGTCATTACCGCTCCGCTAAGCTCCAATTGCGCTGCTGGGTCGTTACCTATGAGTGCTGCTTCTGCCTTAACGGTTTCGATCATGGTTACAATCTCGGAAGTAGCCTTGTAGTTGCGCCTAGCTTTTGCAGGGTCGGCTATCTTGTTCATCCGTACCACGTTGTTAATCGCCTTAACGTCCGTAATGGTACGAATGATGGTGCTAACCTCCACGGGTATCTCGGAAACAGTTAGCGAGTAGATATACTCGTCTAGCAGGTTTCTGGTGAACCCTGTAATTAGTATCGACTTATCTACATCAAGATCGGTGTCCTTAATTGGCACCAAGTCACCAACCCAAAATATATTGCCTTGTACATCGTTGGTAAAACGCTTCAAGAACATCCTGTCAATGCTAAGCGAGTACTGAATTTGAGGCTTGGAATACTTGGTTAAGTACTCCTGCCCCTTAGTGCTTACCTCGCTTTCTGCTGCATCTATGTAGGTTTGTGGCTGGTATATGTCGATTAGTACGTACTTGTCACCCACAGCCAGCTGAAAGGCTAGCAAAGTTTCGGAAGGAAACGAGTAGCCGTTTGAATCGGTCTGCTTAATGATGGTAAACGTCTTGGCAGCATGGTCGTAATTGCTGATCTCGAACTCGTAACCTGCGAGCTTACCAGTGTTGAAATGCACCTTTGCTGGTTGACCAGGTAGTAGGTACTTGGTTTCACCATTGGTGTCTCGCTCGTTCAAGTCGAACGGCATGGCTGCATCAATGAACTGATACACGTTCGAGCCAACCGAGCTAACCTGTCCTACTCGGTGAGGGTAAACATCCTCGAATACCTTGGTGCTTTCCCATACACCATATTTAGCAATGGAAGCAGCATCTTCAAGGTAGCTTACTGATTTCGCCTTAGTGGGTAAGCAAATCCTATCGGCTCGATACTTAGACGTGTTGATGTTTTTTGAACCTCCATACACGAATAATCGATTGATGATGTTATTGCTGCTCACCTTTTCGCGCGAAAGCTCGTAAAGCCCCTTACCCATACCATACTCGAAGGTATGTCCGTACACCGAACCAGAAGCCCCTACGTTAATGGTTCTGTTTCCATTGGAATCAATCGCTATCCTAAAGTCGGTGTCGTAGTTATCTGCAGAGCATAGCGATTGCAGCACCGATAGGCAGGTATCAGAATCGCTAAATGTTAGCGTTTTTGTCTCGGTATTTTGGGGATATGTGCCAATAGCCCACCTATTCGGGAATATGCGGTTAGCGTTGGCAATTAGCACGTCCAAAAAGGTCTTAATGTCGCCTGTTAACGACATTCCGCTCAAGTCCTGTATGATGTTACCAGTCGTGTCGAGATTTACGTTATACTGACAGCGTAGGAGGTCATACTGAACCCCCTCGAACTGCATATCATACGAGAATCTATTCTCGGATAGCTTTCGCTCCTTTGCTGGTAGGTTCAGCGTGTAGTCACGCCCAAAAACAGTAATCTTATCGCCAACAAAAAGGCTAAGCTTGTTGGCCGATTCTACCGAAATGTCAACCGTATCTACACCAAGCTTTTCAACTCGCTGCTCGGCTCTGGTAATCCTGCTTACATTTTCCTTAGATTGCAGCTTCAACCTGCTGCCATCCAAATGAGTTACTATAATTTGTTCCATACGATAGCTCCTGTTGTAGTTAACGATACGATCTCGTCAATGCATCCACTCACCACTATGTAGAAAGTGCCATTCGTAGCGTAGTTGTGTGTTATGGTTTGACTACCCAGCACATCGTAGGTATGAGTTCCATCACCCCAATAGATGTTGAGCAGCTTAGGCGTGTTAACCGTAATGCTTACGGTCTTATCGGCATCGCCTGTTCGTGTGTACTTAATCACTTTTTTGATTGGTTCCGGCTCTCTTAATTTTAGCTCGAATTCGGCTACCATCTTGCTATTATTCCACACCTTCTTAGGGTCGATGTCGTCAACTAGGTAAACTTCGAAAGGAAGCGGTGCAATGTCCTCGGGTGCTGGTGTCCATGGTGTAGCCGTTGAACCATATTCAAGCTTGAATGCATCAAGGAATATGACATCACTGCTAGTGTAAGTTTCTGCTAATGCTATAACTACCTTATCGTAGTCACCAATTATTGGATGATATTCTATTCTATTCCACACCCCAGGTGATAAAGTAACAAGCTTTGGGTTTGCATCGTTCCATGTACCAGTAGGATTTTGATATACCGATATAGTTTTTTGAGAATCAGAATAGACGTAAAATGATAGGGTGCTAGTCTTATCAATAACCCTATTTAGTACTAGCACGTTAGCAGGGCTAAAGTTAGTAGCCTTTGCTGAACGATTACCTATATAAGCCTTTTCCTGCGAATTGACAAGAGATAGGCTATTTGTTCCTGCTATAAGCTCTAGCCTATTTTCGAAGCTAGAATCTATCAGTAAGTTTCGACCTGCATCCTCAACGCTCATAGACACCTCTAAACGCTTGCTGTTTGGGGTGTCAAATAGGGCCGTAAAAGCGTTAAACTTCTGTATGAAGTCGCCATAGTTGTTAGCTTCCAAAAAGCAGCTTAAAACAATATCCCTAGCCTCGAAGTAACGCTTCGAAAGGTCAACCGCTAAGCCGTTTTGTGTCTCCCAATTCTGGGAAATGGGGTTTTTAGGCTTTGGCTTGGAGGTTATACCCTTGCTGCTTGCAACCCTAACTCCGAATTTCTTAAAATCGTTGCCATCGAGCTTATATATCACATCCATGTTAGTAGGTTTTTTTGTTCTTTTCGATCTCCTTAACTACCGCATTGCCGTACTTCCTAGCGAATACTTCCGCACCGATGTACCTATTCACACATACCTTAGAGCTATCCGTTGCCGTTACTCGAAGCTTGGCATTGTCGAAAATATCCACCATCACAAAGGCGTTATCCTTTACAACTAGCACTATTTCAGAATCATGCTTAATGAATAGCTGTGAGGTTTCATAACCGCTAACCTCAATAGCTCCCTTGCACTTACCCAGCGCAACCAGCTTTTTAGGGTTTTTCGCTAGTATCTCGTTATCTAGGTAGATGTGGTGCTTCTCCATCACGCCTACGAAGTGCTTGCGTATGTAGTCAAGTGAGGGGTACTCGTTTGACAGGCAGAAGTCAATACCCTTGAGGTATAGACCGATAAGTTCCTCCTTATCGGTCATATCTTCCATTTGGTAGTACCACTCTTGACAAATGCCCTTTTTATCCGCTTGCTTAGCAAGCTCCTTTCCTAGTTTTGCCATAGCTTTTAGAATGTGTATCACTGTGATACAATATTAAGCATTATAAGCCTAAAGCGCGCTGGTTATCGCTTGAAAGTTTCGCAATGTTCTTGTCGATGTTTTCCAAGAATCGGTTAAACCTCGTGTTGTCGGCAATAATGTATAGCTGCGTGATAGCCTGGTTAAGCAGGTTATTCGCATTCTGCTGGTTAACACGAATGGCGTTAATGTAGCCAGCAAGCAGCGTAGCGGTTTCCTCCGTAACTGTCGAAGATATGCTACCAGATAGCCCTGTTTTAGTTCCCGAAACAAGCTTTTGCATGTCAGCAGGAAGCTGGTTTAAAATGCCCACAATGCTACCGCTAAGGTTCTTTAGCTCCGCACCCATGTTAGCAGCATCGTTCATCACATTCTCGAACCCTGCAAAGTTCCCATCCTTATCCACCCACTTCGATAGGTACTTGTTCAGAACTGCACCGACAGGCTCTTCCACCAAGCGTTGAACTAGCATCTTTCGGATAACATCGCCTACAATATCGTCCACCTTCTTACCCCATGCAGCAGCAGCGTTTTCGCCAGCTGCAAAGGCATCTATGATAGCATTGCCGAGCTGCCCTGCAATGTCCTTAACCGTACCGCCTAGAATATCTTCGGCCATACCGCTAACTGTGTCCTCGATTTGGGTATTGATGCTCCTAATGGCCTCTTCGTACTCCTTAATCTTGCCTTTGTCGGTTTTCTTTTTTCGTTCCTCGTCGCGAATCATCGCTTGATATTCTTCCTGCTGCTTCTTAAGGTTACGAATTGAGGCTGCTTGGTTATCGTAGATAGCCGTGCCTAACGCCTTGTCGATAGCTCGCTCTAGCTCCTGGTACTTAATCTTAAGCTGGTCAACGCTCGCTTGATGCCTCTTTATAGAGCGGTCAATGCTCCTGTCGTGTGCCCTAGAAAAAGCCCCAATAGCGTTAGAAATAAGCTGAATTGAACCCTGCACAATCCCCATTACGTTACCTGTAGCTATGGAGCTTGCCAAGCTGCTAGCATCGTTCATAAGGTTGGATATGTCGCCCATTATAGCAGCGGTCTCTTCATCCATCGCAATACCCATATTTTGGATAGAGCCTATAACGGTATCGAAGCCACCCTTCAAAGCATCTATCGAACCAGCAGCGGAGCTGAACATCTTTTTTAAGGCTTCCTTTTTCCCTGCTTCATCGGTTGCTTCATCGTACTGCTTGAAAGCATCCTTGAGGGCAGCAAAAGGGTTCTTTTGCTGTATCGTTTGGTCCACCTTATCCATCTGGTCGCGGATAGCCTTAAGCTGGTCTGGTGGTAGCTTCATCTTCTTCCATTCAGCCTCTAGCTTGTTGCGTATCTTTATCATCTGTGATACGCTCATGGTGTCGAGGTTGCCGAACAGCTGCTGCCAGTCCTGCGACTTCATAAGATCGTTGGTGGCTGCATCCGACTTTTCAGCATCGCGCTTTTTCTCAAGGTTCTTGGCGTTGTCCTCCATTCCAGCATCTCGCATCGCCTTGATTTGAGGTGCATACTCGTAGTCAATGGCATCCATCTTTTGAAGCGTGGTCATTGAGTTTTCGTAGGCTTTCTTGAATGTTTCTACGTCCTTCTCAATAGCTTTCATTGCCTCTTCCATTGCTCGCTCGTCGTCCTCCTGCATCTGCTTGAGCATCTTTTCCATGCTGCTTTCTTGCTGCTTCTGCAGGTCGGCATCCATATCGGCATTGATCTTGAAGAGCATGTCCTCGGGTGTCTTACCGCTACCGCCTGTTTTTTTGCCCCTAATTCGGTTGATCTCTGCTTCGCCTTTAGCTATCTTATCGAGTAGCTTTTGGCGATCGCTAGCAAAGGTTTTTGAGTTAGTATCGAGCTTATCCAAAGCATCCTTAGCAGCCTTAACTTCTTGCTCCCAATATTCCGCATTGATAATAGCTTTAGCAGCCTCCTTGCCCTTACCGCTGTTATCCTTGCTCATAATCTCCATCTGGGCTTTCAGCTTATTCTGCAGCTCCGTTTCAGCCTTAATTACATCGTCGTTATTAACCTTGCTATCTCGTGTTACCCTTACGGCACTGCTAGCAGCACCACCAGCAGCGTTCCCAAGAGCCGAATTAAACCCAGCTGCCAGGTATTCCCTTGTTTTTTGCCATCCTGTTAGGTTAAGCTCACCATCCTTAGCTGCTTGCATACGCTTGATGCTGTCGGTCATTTCAGCCTCCAAAGCTTGCATCTTAATCTTTTTTTCTAACGACTTAACATACTCGTCGATGGCTGCTTTTCCCTCGGCTGTTTTCATACTTTCGAGGGTGAGGTTTTTAAGAGTGCCATCGCTAAGCTTAATTAGCTCCTTAAGCTTCTCATTGCGGTACTCTCGGCTTAAATTTTCGTTATTGATGATTGAGGTAAGCGAGGTAACAGTTGACTTCTCGGCATTGATCTTACTGTTTGCCTCGTCCATTTTCTTGTTATAGCTTTCCATAGCTACCTCAGCTGCTGTTTGAGCCGTAGCAACCTTATAAAGCACAACGGCTAACCCTGCTAGCAAGGCTGCTGCAATGGCATAAGGATTGCTTAGTATAGCCTTATTCAGCGATTTTTGCGCTGCTTCCTCAACAGCCATTACCGCTGCCCTTGCCTTGTGTGCTTTGGTGAGTGGTCCTAAAGCTGCATTAAGCTCTAGGTACAACGTAGCCGACTTACTAGCTGCAACCGCTCTTTCTGCAGCAGCAGTAGCAATAAGAACGGCCTTGTAAGCTCCGTATGTGGCTACAATAGGCATTAGCACGTTAAGAATGTCCTCGTAGTGTTCTATAGCCGACGTTGCGCCTGTAATAATGCCAGAAATTAAGCCATCGTTGCTTTGTCCGATCTTGTTTAAAGCTCTATCCCAAGCATCCTGCATGTTGCTGATTTGACCTGTAATGGTTTTGCTCTGCGTCTCCATAAGGTTGAAAAACATGCCTCCCTCGTTGGTAAGGTTCTGAATGACTTTCTGAACTTCTGGAAAACCAACCTTACCATTTTCGACCATTTTGGATATTTCGCTATCGGCCACGCCCATAACCTTAGCCAGCTCAGATACGATAGGAATTCCAGCTTCCATGAATTGGCGCATGTCGTCACCCATTAGGCGACCTTTAGCCTTTACTTGACCATAGACAAGTATTAGCCTATCCAAAGGAACACCAACACCAGAGGCCACATTACCTAGCCTTATCAGCGTTTCGTTCACCTCATCCGCTGCGACTTGGTACGCTAGAAGCTGCTTTGCACCGCTCGCTACCTCTGTAAGCGTAAATGGTGTTTTCGCTGCTGTTTCTACGATTTGGCCCATAAGGATATCGGACTTCGCCTTGCTTCCCAGCATGGTCGTAAAGGCTACGTCAAGCTGCTGGAATTCTCCGCGAACCCTCACCATTTGGCTAACCAGTAGTCCAAATCCTGTAATGCTTGCAATGCCTCCCAAGTTCCGCTTAAAGCTATCTATGGCACTATCCATTTTTTGCCCTTCCGAAACAACATGGTTGGACATACCGCTAACCTGGTTACGAACAAAGGTCATTTGACGCTGTATGTCGTCATCTTAAACCTTACATCGTAGTCGAGTGCTCCATCATCTACGTTCATTGTGATAAGCTGTTAATGTAGTTCATAATGTCTGTTGCATTCTCGGAGGTGAGCTTTACGTTATCTTCGCTATCCTTTTTTTCGCTGCTGCTTTCGTAGCTTGGTAGGTCGCTCATTATCCTTTGCAGAACGCTCCATGCGATGCCGTGATTGAGGTAGTGCCATGACCAGCCAAAGTGGGCGCAAAAGGCTCCCAATCGTCCGTATGGCGATCTTAAACCTCTGTGTTTTCCTCTACTCGAATCGGCATCGTCAGCCTGTTCGCTGACATCAATCGAATAGAGTTCGTAAAATCCCCCAAATTGCACATTGAGTTTACTAGAAGGCTGTACTCAAGCAGCTTGGAAGGTTTAACGCTGGTAAATAGTATTTCGGTCAGCTCTTCAAGCTGCTTATCGTCATACTCGTAGCGGTAGCCTTCACCCTTTTTAATCGCTATTACATAGTCCTCTCCAAGTATCGCATAGGCTAAAATCTTAGCCATACGTCTTGCATTTTCAAAGGCAAGCTTCTTGGCTACCTGTAGGCTATTTTCTGAAATTAAATCAGCCTCATTTATGGTAATTTGTACCTGCTCGGAAGCAATTCTAAACAGGGTGGAAGCGGTAGGCTCTTGAATGGTGTACTTCTTTTGCTCGGTTATGGCGATACGCTTGCCTAGAAAGCCTTTAAACCCCTTTATTCGCTTGTAAATTTTGCGTTCTATGGTTATACTAACGCCCTTTTCTAGCATTAGATCAATCTCCCTTTTCTCTGCATTTATCATTTCTTGCTCTGTCATAGCCTATCGCATTTGAATTGGTACGTTACAAATAACATCCTCGCTGCACATTCCCTGCCTGTAATCGTCTGCAAGCGAGGCTATGGCACGACCTTGAATAGTCTTAAGCTGGCTAAAGTCGTTGGTGTTTTCTTTAAGGTTCTTGATGAGCCTTTCGTAGCCCTCCTTTACACCGTAATTCTTAGCCATATTGATCTGCTTGACTGTCAAACGCTCTTCAATCTTGGCTATTACCCTGTCGATATCCTCCTGTTTAGGAATTGGGTTCTTGAACCCTGTTAGCTTGAATTTCTTTTCTGGTGTTGCGTTGTTCATCACTTTGCGGTTTAACCAAAAAAGCCCCGAAAAGATGCTACTATCTCGGGGCTTTTCGGAATTTTTAAAAATGTAGTTCTATCAATTAGGCTCCTGCCTGTGTTACCGTAACAACAGTGCTTACGCCATCTGCAGTAAGTGTAATATCTGCGGTTCTAGCCTCCGAGTTGGTGTTAGCTGCTACCTTAACGGTTGCCACCTTACCCGAGCGTGTAACGGTTAGCCACTCTACGCTGCTGTCAACACCTGCATAGGTTAGGTTGCCAGTTGAGCTTGCGGTAATAGTCTTACCTGTAGCATCAGCAGCAGCCGTGAAGCTTAGCGATGTTGGAGATACAGAAAGTGCCCCAAGTACATAAGAATATATAGCCTTACCAGGTGAGCTTACAGCCATAGGGGTAACGGTTACATCAATAAGGGTAATACCCTTTTTTGACATATCAGCGTTGATGGTAGCCTCAATATCTCCATTAGGGATATCAAATACAAGTCCTTGTTCTGGTATTACCCTAATAGCTTTTCTTAAGACTGTTTCGGTTCCATCAAAGCCCCACTTACCGTTGGTTACAGTACCACCAACAAGGTCTGCCATTAATTCAGGCGTTGGGTCCATTAATGAAAATGTCAGCACAGGTACTTTCTTCTGCTTTAACCTTTCCTCTGGCGAAGATTTTCCCTCTTCGTAGTGCTCCGTTACCTCTGCTTTGTCCTGTGTGAGCTTACAGGTGTCCTTATAGGTTTTACCTATCTTACTCATTGTTTCGGGCATGGTACCAGCAGTGCTAGCCACGCCTACTTTTATCTCACTTAGTCCTAGAGAAATTGTTCCCATTTCATAAGTTTTTTAATCGTGAATACTCCAAGAAATTCGAAAATTGACGTAATGCTGCTTGATCTCCGGCTCATCTATCGTAGTCTGAAAATCAATAGTTACTGCTAGACCTTTAATATTGGCTGATCTTACTGCTGCTACTGCTGCCTCTCCTAGCTCTGCAAGCCTGTTCGTGTTAGGCACATTTTGCTGAACACCATTAATAGGAATAGTTAAGTCTGGCACGTGAATATTAACGTTAGATGCTCCTAGCTGTGGGTAGTATTCCTGTGATAGCGTGATGGTATTAACTACTACATCCTCCTTAACAGAGTTAAGTGGTCTGCCCATCTTAAACACTCCACCAGTTAGGTTAAGCCCTGCAAAGGCATTCTTAAGAATGCCGTATAGAATGCTATCGGTGTCAAACGTCAGCTTCATAGCTCTAATGCTGTTTTAACGTTACTCTTAAGCTGCTTAAGCATAATAGGGAGGTACTGCTTAGCTATTATTTCGGACGATGCTAGCACATCTTTACCTCTCGATTCAACTGCAGCAGCGTAATTCATACCAGCTGTTACCACAAGGGTATAACCCTCCTTGTACTTAGCACCAACCTTTTGAGCTAATATTTTACCCTTAATGGCACCTTCACTACCTCCCTTAACAACCTCGTAGTTCTCTTTAATAGCTACGCCATCCTTAAAAATGACATAACCTATTGATGATCGAAGGTTACCAGTTTGGTTTAGGTAAGAGCCATTATTTCTAGCATGGGTAACACACATTTCTCCCAGGTATTGCAACCTTTTAAGGATACGCAATTCAACCACTTCTAAGAAGTTGCTTAGCCTCCTATCAATATCTGCCTGTGTGAAGTTCGGTTTTATACCCATAGCCTTGAGTGTAGCTGCATTTGGTCGAATCGAAGCACCTGCAGGTTATCCACACGCCTAAACCCATCCACGCTGCTAGTTTCGCTCACAATGATCTTATCTCCAACGGATAAACGACCAGCACCGAGAGGTAGAAAAACCTTCGACTTGTAGGTTATTGCCTGTCCATCGTCAGTTTTAACTACGCTACCCGAACCGTTAGCCTCTTCGCGACACATTGAAAAAAGCACCCATTCAGACTGACCAGGAATGAAGTTTCCATTTTCATCTTGTGTTGCATCTGCAGCAACGTACACGAATAGGTAGTGTGGGTACTGATCGAACATGTTACCAGTAGTTTGAGCGATTAACGATAGTTGGCGTACCATCCAAAGGGTTCTCTATGCCATACTTGCTGTATATGCCAGATGCAAGCTTCATATAGTTGCTCTTGTCGGTTGCAGCAATTTGGTAGTCGCCCTCAGAGATATTGGCAGAAGTCACCAGCAGAACGTAGATAGCAGCAAGCGCAAGTTCGAAAGGCTGTGTCAACCCTGCGTAGGTAGCCGAAGCATCTACGCCTTGATCAATAAGAGCCTTTGTGAACTTACCATCAGATAGCGGATAGTTTACCGATTCTCTAAGTGCTTCTAGGTTAGTCATGGTCTAGTTAGTATAAATGGGGGCTGTTACACCCCCACCTGGTTAAGCTTCCTCTTTAGCGGTTACGTCAAGAATGAACACGTCATTCTTTCCAGTAAACACAGGATATGCATACATTTCGTAGGCAACGTATCGACCGTTGTCGTTACGCCACTGCGAAATAAGGTTATCGAAGTAGGAGCTATACACCTTGTTAGGAACAGGGTCGATAGCCTCAAGAGGGTCGGAAACCTTAAGAACAGCCACCTTGTCAGCGCACTGCGAAACAAGACGACCATCCTTGAACATCGAAACGGCAGTACCTGTGTTCAGAATACCCTTGTCGTTGATCACCTCAATAGGTGCATGTTGGAGCTGGGTTAGGTAGCTGTTTACAATGTCAATGCTCAAGATAGGAGTGCTTTCGGTTTTGATCTTACCAAGGGTAAGCCCGATAAGGCTCTTTAGCTGCTTGGATTGGCAGATAAGCGAAGCGGTAGCCTTGCTCACGCGGTGCTTAACCACTGTTTTACCAGCTAGGTCGGCCAAGTCCTCAGCGTACTGAATTACGCCTAGCACGTCCATAGTTTCAAGGGTAGCAGCGGACCAAACAACGTCGGTAGAGCGAAGCTTCTTTTTGCTGATACCATTCTCAAGGGCTGCAGACCAAACAACACCACCTGTGTTGTTAGTCTTGGTAAGGGTTACTTGACCGTCAGATAGACCTTCCCAATACATTGCAAGAATACGCCTGTGAGGGGCGACAGCTGCCAACTCGTAAGGGTTGAACAGGTACTTCACGATCTGGGCGTACTGAGCCTTGTACTGCTCTTGGGTAAGATTTTTCATCTTGTCCTGTAGGCGACCTTCCATGTAGTAGTAACGCTCTAGGCGATCGTTATCAATCTGCCACTCGTCACCCATACGTGCAAGCGTACCGGTTAGCTCACCGATAGATGGCATATCCCTCTTAGGCTTACCAGCCGACTTGTCGATAACGGTTCCAAGCATCGCTGCTGCATAGTCAGCTGTTGCTGCTGCGTATGTTTTCGATGCCTCATACTCCACGCTCATTTCCTTATCCCAACCTACCTTGTAGGTGGACGTTTTCATGTTTTCGTTGATGAAAGCATCAAACGCCTTTTGCTTCTGAATTAGCTCTAGTATTGTAGCCATGGCATTAGAGGGTTAGGAATTGAACATTAGGAAGTGCTGACTTAATAGCTGCGGTAGCAGCTTGAGGTAAACGGCTGGTAACTACGCCATCAGCTCTAAACATGATAGAGCAGGTTGGGTAGGTGTCAATCTCCACCTCGAATGGGTTTAGACCATCTGGGTTGATGGCCGACTTACCACTTGCACCTGCAGAATCGTAGGTCTGCAGCATGGCACCCTCTGCCAAAGCTCCTAGAGCACCAGCGGTGATAGCAAAGCTATCGTAAGCTGCATTGGAGGTGTCAATAGTGCCAACGGTTACGGCCTTAGCTCCTGTACCAAGTACATCGGTAGCCACGAGCAAAGCACCTTTCTTGATCTTCACAGCGGTACTATCGGTTGTGATAGCCTCGTAGAGTACGGCTGTCTTAATGAGCTTAGCGGTTCGTTCGGTGTGATCTGCCTTGAGAAAAACACCTTTTGGCAGCTTGGTAAGACCAGCTGGAAGGTTGGTTTTATCTAGGGCAAAACCTCCGTCGAACATCTTCATCGAGGAAACATCCCACATGTGGGAGTAGCTGTTTCCGCTCTGTGCGGTTGTTTTAAAATCCATCTTAGTTCTCTTTTTGAGGTTCGTTAATTGCCTTCATTGAATTGATAAAAGCATCCTCATCGGTATTGCCACCAGCCCCAATAACAGGAGGCTTAACGTTTGACATTCCGAGGTCGGATAGCTCCTGCTTCAAGTTGGTAACGCTTGTTTCAACCTCAGTCAAGTATCCGGTAAAGGCTTCGTCATTCTCGAACTGCATCCTTCCAAAGTCTTTAAGCTTCTGCTCTTTGAAGCTTTGGGGTATGCCGTCAAGGTTTAGCTTGGCCTGTAGCTGTTGGAG